CGTTGGTGAGGAAGTGCGGGACCTCTTGGTCTTGCAAAACAGCGTTCACCGCCTCAACCCGATACTCGGGGTGGCGCAACGCAAATTCACTGGCAATGACCGGTTCAAGCATGTTGCCCCAGTGCATCGCCTCAGACTCTTCCGATTGAATTTCCATCACCTTTTCGGCGTAAACTTCAAGGGGGGTGGAGAAGGGGGAGATCCCCAGTATTCCGGCAATATCAGAGCCACCGATACCAGCCCTGCGGACCTGTAGCCAGTCCTCGCGGCTTAAATTTGTGGTCTCGACCAGGCGCAAAGCCTTCACACTGCGAGTGCGATTCCATGCGCTTAATTGTGCTACCTGCGTTCCCATGATTATTTTTTCCTTCGTATTGTGTTTGTGATTGGCGGTCTGGGAGGTGCTCACTCTCAGGCCGCTTTCTGTTTGTACTGAATGAGCAATTTTTCAATTTCACGATGATTAAACATCACCTCGTTTCCGAGAGCATCAACCACGCTGTGAATGTCAAAATCCTCTCTTGTGCCGGTCTGCGGGTCCCCTGGTGTCCAGTCGAAATTGATTTCCAAATTGTTTATTTTCGCAAAACACCGCGCGTGTCCACAACCGACTCTGCCCGCAACTGCTAACATCGCCAATCCCCCTTATGCCGCTGTTTGAAATGATGTTTCAGGATGAATTTGATTGAGCATCTCCTCAATCACTTGGTTTGCCGTTTTGTCGTTGAATGCGCAGATAATTCGGATTCTGCGATTCACCGCCCTGGTTACCATCAGGTTAGTTCTGGCCCGCTCGGGCTTCTGGACACCGTCAACTTTCGGTTTCATACACTCACCTCCCGCGTTTGTTTTAATGGATTCCCCACAACATCTGGTACTTTGCTTGCGCTGTTTAGATTGCATATTGCTGTTTAACTCACTGAGCGTTTTTTGATATAATGAGAGTTGCATCACTTATCTTTGTTTGCATGTAATTGTTGCACACAATGAAAATATACCACAAATTGCGCGCCAGCGCAATACATTTGTGCTGAAAACACCGTACACTCTTTGTAATCTCACGCGACGCGGTTTGTAGCATCTCGCGATGCCGGATGTAGCGCTCTTAGGTTTAGGCGCGATCCGGCTTTTTTTATTTCCGGGCAAATTGTGCAAACATTTTTTGGAGGGGTATGGAAAAAACTCCTGAAACGCTCCGTTATATCCGCAAAGCCCGCTTACACATGGATCAGAAAGCTTTTGCAGCTATGATTGGCGGGATTACTTTTGGCGCGATTGGGAATTACGAGAGAAAAGAGCGAGAAATACCAGAGTGGATCTGGAGCAGGTTGTCAGAGTTGGGGCATTTTATTGCACAAAAACCACAATGTGAAAACGCAGCGAATGCACCAACTGAAGGTCTTAATCATAAAGAAGACGCGATTTACTACCGTGGCCAAGCCGATATGGCCCAGAAGCTATTTAATGATATGGTAGACAGGATAGGGAAGGTACTTGAGCGCACGGAGGTCGCGCTCTCATCAAAACAATAAGGGTATCGCACGGGACTGATATAACGCGACACCTGAAACGAGACGATTTTACACTTCAAATGATATTTTTTTTTGGCGATTAATGGCCAATTATTGGGCGATTAATCAATGGTTCTATTACTCTAAAACCCGACGGTCATAGTAACCAAGCACAAGCAGTTTGCATGATGTGACCGAAGCATTGCGCCTGGCGTTAATACGCCCTTCATAGTCAGTCGAAACTACCGCATAACCAAATGGAGCAACGCTGGCAAAATCCTCAGTACCAGCAAAGTCTCCGCCAAGGCCTCCGACATCGTTAATCCCACAAGGCCACACATGGGCGGCCCCGCCAGTTAACTTGGTTTTGCATATCAGATCCACCTTGCAGGGTGGCGAATACGCAGGGCGAAATCGATGTATACCGTCTGCAGGTAGGCTAACCAGATCATCAACGAGCAAATGTTTGTATAACACCTTGTCACCATACTGCAAAAAAGGCGTTATTTTATTAACCGAGCTGAGATAGTACACTGACCCAACCCTCCTATGCAAATTGTACCCGCTATATTGGAGCAAATTTGCAGCATAAAGACTTGTGTCAAAGCCGCAATCATTAGCCCCTGTATTGGTGTTGCGTATCACAAATACATGGTACCATGTATTAATTTGCAGGGAAACAGCAGGAGGCCGACCTCCCGATCCGCTTCCAGCAGCCCACGTGCTTTCAATATTTTTATAACAAGTGCTACTAAGTGTCACATATTCCGCCCCCCCCCAGCTTGTAGCAATGCCCGGTCTAACACCTATAATAGGACTGTCAGTACCACTATAAAACATATCAAGACCGCCAATATAATTTGGAAGCGGTTCGCAATTGAGTGCTGGGATACTGTTTAGCCACGCAGGTTCAACTGTCGTGCCGTCAATAAAAGTCGTTTTTGCTAACATGATAATTCCTATTCGTTGACAAAAATAAATGTTATGCCCGCTGGTTTCGCCTTATTAAAAATTCTCTGCAACTCTGAGTTTGTCGTTACGTCAGTTCCATACACCCGCACGGTGTAGGGGGTGTAGTCTCCCGAAACAACACTGTAGACCTTATCTCCCGCCTTTGATATTCCCGCGCGAAAGGCTGGCCACTGGTCCCCCTCAACAATGCGCAGGTGTTTGCCTGGCGTTCCGGCTGGCCCAATCGTATAGCCAAACCCCCCGGCGATGCTCTCAAATGCCGCAACCGTCATGGTGTTTGTTGCTCTGAGGCTCGCGATAATCGCATTGCGCCGATCTCCATCGCTTGGGACGCTGGCACCGCCGTTTATCCCAACGAGCCTCTCCCAATCTTCCAGAGTGCCCGCTGCTGTTGCGCCATCTGGTGATAATTCATCGCGCAGCGTTTTTGCCAAACCATCAACAATCAGCAAGGCTCTTGCTTCAACATCAATTTCAGCGTTGAATGTCTGCCCAAAATGGAACATATATCACCGATACCTGTTGGGGAAAAGCATGTTTATTTCGTTGCGCTTTGGGAAGTGCGCATTGTCTGGTGGTATCGAAAAAAACCACGCACCGTAGCCGTCCCGGTAAGAATCCGCGAAGCCAAAATCATACTCTTCGGTGGAAAATGTTTCAGGAGCCACTTTTGCCAGACCGGATTTGTTGTAATCCAGTGACAGCGCCGAAACGTTGCCGGCATCAGGGAATGCAAACGAAACCGCAGGAACAAACGTGCAGTTTGTGATCTCAAGATTTTGCACATTGCTCAAATCTGTCTCAATATCACCCTGAGTCGTGCCAATAAAAACGCAATCACGAAATGAGATCCCCCCGGTGACCCAATCCTGCGCAAACAACGAGCTGAACGCCCCGACATCAAAAACACAGCCCACAAAAGAGTATTGGTCATGGTCTGTTTCAGAATATCCCATGTCGAACACTGGGGCAGAAAAGGTGCTTCCGTAAGCAGATACCACCGAGCTTAGCATTATAGGCGAATTGCTTTTCAAGTAGCTGCACTTTAGCGTTGTGTTGTAATAATGATTATTTACAATAGCATCATCTGTGCAAAATCTAGTAACACTTGCAGATTTTGGGAATAGTATATAGCTACCAGTTATACCCCATGGGGCAAAGCCGTCTGCACGATCCCAGCCATTGAATTTTATTCCAAAAAACTGATCCCCGCCATTATAAACGAACGCAACAGGCTCGGTAATATCACGGAACCCGTAGATCACGATGTCTGTTGTATTATCTGCGTCTGCACGAGTGAACTCTAACAAATCATCCCAACAACCAGGATCTTCCTTTGTCATCAAGTGCATGTATGGTCCATATTCGATTGGATCATACCCCTCTGTGATATCAAAGTAAAAGGTGCTCATCCATGCCTCCATGACCGGTTCTCAAGGTGCATAAAGTTGGCAGGGTCGAACTGCATTACCGCTTGCGCGTTGCGGTTGATATATCGAAAGCACTCAAAATCCCTGTAACCACCTACAGCCTTCACGTTTTTGAGTATATCACCGAGCATTTCCGCGCAAAATGAAGAGTCTCCACTATAGATGGCATAATAGTCAAGCATCATCCCCGTGCGCTTATCACGAACAAACCAAGTGTCGTCACCAAGGGCCCCAATGTCACCGACCAGCTTACAATCAGCATCCAGATACAGCAGCCGCTCGCGCGCCGCAAACCAGATGCGCAGCAAATCAACGGTAGCCAGTAGTTTGTTTCCTCTGCGCATTGATGCCACAATATCAGCAATGCCACTCTCCTGCAAAGCATCATCGATGCACACAAACCGCTCTGCACCCAAAAAATTAGAGTGCGAGCATAGGCAGTATTCATGCCCGAGAGACTGATTGTGTCGCATGCACTCCAAAACGTGCTCCGGTGCTTTTTCTCCAAACCACAGCTGTAGTATTTTCATAATCACACACTCACAACGGTTAATGTGTCCGGCCAAATGCGCTCGAATATCAACGGCCCCGCCTCGCAGGTAACATCCTCAAAAGGACTATTCACCACAGCGTTATCTGCGCCGTTCTCCACCGCGATTGCGACCAACTGCGATCTGTAAAGAGGCTTTCCAGGCTCAATGTTTTTCATGTAGCTTTCAATCTCGTCTCGAATCACATCCTCAACCGCGTCGGCGCCAAAAATCTGCATGGACACACTCTGAGTATTCCGCACCGGTGCCAACACGATGTAATCCCACACGCCAAGCGGCCTACGGGTATCAAGATAGTCGGTGATCTCTTCGAGCAGCTCATCAGATGCCCCCTGTTCGTAATCCTCCCAATAATCATCGCTCGATGCTGGGATTTGTGCGGTAGAATGGGTCTGGATGCACAGGTATGGCTTTGAGTTATAAACCACGAACTCGCCCTCAGAATACGCAACGCCGGAAACCCAGGCTGGAGCGTTTGAAAGATCTGCGGTTATAACAACCGTTACCGTCCCGCTCCCGCGCAGGTTCTCGTAAACATAGGCGTTCTGCACCAACTCGGTGAATGTTGTTCCGTTGGTGGTGTGCTGGACCGAAACCTCTTTTGCCCATCGTGGCCAATCGTATCGATTCCCGCCCGCTGGTGGCTGCTGGATGCGCGATAGGAGGCGCGATAAAAGAGAGGCATCACCCTCGCCGCTGTTGCGGGCAACCCCGTAAATTGAGCACCACCGCTCAAGGGCTGCCCGGCTGGTTCCATCGGGCCAACGCTCATCGGCGATGTATTTTTGCATCCGCTCAAGATTCCAAATGGTAGAGGCAAGCACCGCAGCCTTTATGTAGGTGAGTGTCCCCTGGGAGATGTCGATATCAGGGATTTGATTTTGATAATCGATGAGAATCCCGTTTAAAATCTGGTCGAATGTCCGAATGGCGATTGGCATGATGTCACCTTATACTATGCTGTAGTGCATTGAGGTTTCAAACTGAGTTCCTGATTTTCTGTGTGCGGTGATGCCGATATTCATTCGGTACTTGTCCACCGGATCGCGCTCGACAACGATATCAAATTCCGTCACCCGCTTTATATCAATCAGCCACTTCAAAGCTTCCGCACAATACTGCTCTGCCAGGCGCATTGACTCTGCGGTGATTTTTTTAATCAGATAGAGGCGGCACCCAAACTGGGGATTCCAAAAACACGCCCCCCGCTCGATGGTGAGCGATAGGAAAATGTTGTTGTGCAGCGAGTCGGTCAGCTCGTTTTCGATGTCTGGCAGCGCGTTGGTCGCAATGGTAATTTTCGTGTCAAGCATTATTTACCCTTTACTGCTGCGGTTGTGCATGTGGCCGCAACGACCGGGGTTGGAGGTGCCCCAGTGGATGCGTGAACGTGCGTGTTAAACAAATCCACAAATCGAGCATCCACCAGCGCCCGCACTTCTGCGGCAGTTTCGCTACCAAGCCGGATATCACCAGCCTGAACGGTAACCGGCCCGCTGCTGGAAACCTCAATCCCGCCATCCCCTTTGCACCGCACATAGTTATCTGTGCCGCTATACAAAACAGCGTCCCCCTCGTTCAGGGCGAGACGGTACCGCCGATCATCGCTGGCAACAATCAAAATCACATCACCATGTTGCAGCATAACGCACTCAGAGCCGCTTTTGGGGCGGGACTGGAGTCCATACTGCTGCACTGCCTCTCGGCTGGTTATCGTCTCTCCTGCGCGTCCGGATGCAGTGATACGCATGAGCTTTGATGCAGAGGCAACCGCCGACTGTATTATCCCACGAATTATGTTCATACCATCACCCCAGGGAGGCCCATGCGGACGGTTGTTCTCACGCCATCGCTTTTGCTCATGCTGTAGTCGCAGCCGTAGATATAGAGCGGCTGCTGAATGCCCAGCTCATCATCGAACACCTGACAAAACAGCTCTGGCCGCCATACGTGCCCACGCTGGGTGTGCCCTGCAAATGCGTACTCGTATTGATAGGCCTGGTAGCGATTCTGCTCTTTTATTACTGCGCCAATCTTTTGTGGTGCTTCGCCATCGGTTGTGGTAACAACAATTGTTTTGGCAATGGGGGCTTCATCGTCGGTGATGGTTTCCAGAATGTTGATATCCTCTGCTGAATCATCCTCCCCCCCCTGCTTTTGCCCGATAACGATGATCTTTCGGTAGTGCTGCGCACAGCTGCGCACCGCCCGCCCCTCGATAACCCCCGACTCGTTGCCCTGCGCGGTTACCCGCACTGAAAAAGGAGCGGGCCCGCTATTTTTGGGACGGCTGAAAACGATGGTCCCATCCGGGCGGCAATAAAACAACACCCCGCGGCTGGTTGCGATGTCGCGAAGCACCTGAAAAACCGTTTGCCCAGGTGATACCGCCTCAAATGTGGCTGGGACAGAAAGCCGCTCTATTCCGGCATCATAAACGATCGGTTTTCGATTAAGGATTGGGACCGTTTCAAAAAGTGACTTGGCAATGTCGGCCAACCGCTTTCCCGCGAGAGAGATAAACCGCTCGCAATAACTATCAACCGCAAGTGACATCAAATCGCGCCCGGCGATGGAATAGGACCGCCCAGATTTTGAATAGGACTTTGTTACCGAATCAACGATGCCGCTCATCACCGGCACACCGTTTACTTTCAGGGTGCACTCTGACCCAAGCGGCACCTCAAATTCAGGCCTGCCCAGCTCAATGCTAAATGCGTCGTCAGCGGTGTAGATGTCCGATGCTATCGAGTAGCTCAAAAAGTTCTCGATTGTCACCGAACCAATTTGCAGCTGCAATGAATCACGCATAGATCAGTATCTCCCCTTCAACGCGCGCGGGGTCCGGGATATCGTTTATTTGAATGATGCGCTCTGCATCCGAGTACGGCAGCCCGTTTTGTAGGCAGATTGCGTGCAGGGGGGTGGGGTGTGTGATGGTTATTTTTTTAAGCCGTTCGCGCGACCCCTTAACCACATCAACATGCCTCTGCAGTGCAAGCCCAGCCTCTTTCAACCCCGTCATAGTACGGTCTGCCTGGTACGCCTCATCAAGCATCTGGCGCGAAGCATAGGCAGCAGCCTCAATGTCATTGACGGTAAGCGTTGCCGGGGGCGGGTCCTGCGCGATGTAATTCCCCTCGATGTCAAAGGATGGTTGAATCGTGCCGACCTGTGCCCGCGCGGTTTCATCTTCGGCGAACACCTGCGCGACTTTGAGCGCTGCGTAGGATGCACCGATTTTTCCAATCTGATCTTCAAGCCCGCTTGCGGCTGCCTTAATTGCGGTGATTGAGTTTTTCAGGTTGGCAACCATCTGTGCCGGGGATGATGCAACGCTGGCGGCTGCCTCGGCATAGCGCTCGATGCACTGGGTTACTGCCCCCACCACTCTCCCCGGTAGGCTTGTGCCGTAATCAATTGCGGTGATGATAGATGTTGCGGGATTCTGGACCGCCAGGGAAAGCCCCTCAACGGCCCGAACAGCGCCATCGATGCGCTTTACAAACGCTCGCGCCTTGCTCGATATTCCACCGCCCAGCTGAGAGACAAGGCTTGTGGTCCCTGTGATAGCCCGTGTTAGCACCACCGGCCCATCGCTGCCAAGCTCCGCAGCAGCCGCAGCAGCAAATGAATCCATCGCCTGCAGCTGGGTTGCCTGAAAGGCCCCATCTGCTGCGCTGAGGACGTTGTGCACATACTGGAGCTCTTCGCCTATAATCTGCTCAACAAAGGTGATATCGATTTGGCAGTACTCGTCGCGGTCGTCGTGCAGGACTGTCCAATCGGTTATCCTGCCGTTTAGCAGCCCGTATTTAGGGTGGGTTAGCTGGACAATTGCATCTTGGTTGATGAAGTCCACGAACTCGGTGTGGCGCGAATATTTTTCATTAAAAAAGAATGCTGCGAACCTGATTGACCGTGCGCTACCGCCCATATCATCAAGCGCCGCACCATCCCTCAGTGGGAACTCATATTTGGCAATCGCCCGAGAATATGAATCCTGAATCTCAAGTAGGTCGATATCGAAATTGGCGATTCGCGCACTGTAAAGAGGAGGCATTTTTTTATTTCATCAAAAAGGAGTTGTCTTTTTTGTTTACCCTGACCGCTGAGGTGCTGCCGTTTGACGTAGCACTCGCTCTGACCTGCATCGTATCGGATACGGTGATGTTTACAACCTGCTCGGATTTTGAGCCATTATTCTCAGCAACTTTTCCACTTACGATGGCCCAATCAAAAACACCTTTCCCAGGGTTAGCGATACGCATCTGTCTCGCCAAGTCGTTTTTGTGGAGCCGATTACCACGCCCAGAAGTGACCCCTTTCGTTGGACTATATGAGTTTGGGTCTCCTGCCGTTTCAATTTTGTCAACAACGCTCCAAAATTTTTCAAGAACGCCAAGGGAACCGCCAACAATTTTTACCAGCCCAGCAATAGCAGCCCCAATATTACCCATATCCTCAATGAAATCATCGACTTTTCGCGGGTCGTTAATCAGCTCATTTAGAGCTACGCTAAGGTTTTCAATCGATTTGGCCAGGAGCTTATCAGATGCGTTTTCAAGAATAGCCATCAATTTATCGAATTTTGATGCACTGTCTTCCATGGCACGGGCAGAATCTTTCAAAGTCTCGTTTGCTCGACCTGCATCTGAATTTGTAAGCTTGTCAAAGAAATCAAATCCTTTTGTCTCCCTGTATAGGCGCGCCAATTCGGCGATTCCGCGAACACCTTCAGCCCCAAAAATATCGCCAAGATCCTTTTCATTTCCACCAGTTCCTATAATAATCCCTTTTACTATCTTATCGATACTTTTGAACTGCTGGAGAGATCTGTTTGAAAAAACATCAAACTTTGCTTTTTTGCGTATAACGTCCTGTTTGTCTATTATCGCGTCAAGCACTCTTTCCATTGCTGTTGTAGCCTGTTCTTCGCTACCAGTGCCCATTCTGGACATTTGAATAAGAGCACCATACTTTCGCAGGTCTCCAACCCCCTTCATGCCAATACGCCCGGAGGCCGCAAAAAGGCGTTCTCCCAATGAGGCCATCTTTTCAAGGGTGAATGCTCCTTCTTTTCCCTGGACGTTGATAATATTGAGAGCCTCTGCAAGCCCTTCTGGACCGATCGCAAGTTTCTGTTGCAGGTTAGATGCGAGCGCGCCGAGATCTTCCATGCTTGTTCCGGTAGCAGTAGAGGCAAGCGCAAGGTCCTTCATCACATCCCTTGCAAATCCAATGTCACCGGTGCGCTGAACGATGGCATCCAGCCCGCCAAGCACATCCTCACGCGACTTGCCGAACTGAACCCCAAGCTTGCCAATTTCTTCGCGCAACTCGAATTGCTCTTTTTTTGTCAGGCGGCCATTGATGGCAAGCTTCGTAAGGCTTCTGTCGAAATTCATTATATTTCGAGCAGCCGCAACAATGGCTACACCGCTTGCAAGTCCCATAAATGGGATTGTGATGGACTTTCCAAGGCTTTTCCCGACTTTGTGTAAAGGGGATAGGGCCTGAGAGCTGCGCTTTGCAAAGTTGGAGACATCTTTTTGAGCGCCGTCAAGCTCGCGGCGCAGACCCTTGCGGTTTCCTCTGATATTAATGCTGACAGTGTTATTTTTTGACATCGGGCCTTTTCACCTTATGCACTGCAGCTTTATCTTTTCCACCGCCATTGCCCGGCGTGGTGTCCTTGTCTTGTATCGCGGATTCCATCGCTGCGATGAGGATTAGCTGCCCGTCTGTGAGCTGCACAGCTGGCTTGCCAAAGTAATAATAAGCCTTTTCAGCACAGCGATATCGGTAACGCTCTGTACTGTCTCCAAGGCATTTTTTTTTACTCGTGCAAACAGAACATCAAAGGCCTCATTGCTCATGTTTCCTGGAGAGGGACTGCACTCTGCCTGCCAGCTCTGCATCTCATCAATGAGCTGCTCGCGCACTCCCTTGGTAAGGATTGTGCGAAACTGCGTTATGTCCGGAGCAACGCTGCTGCCGTCCTCAGCATTAGAAAGTGCGCGGTATAGCAGCTGAGTGGCAATCTCAGCCTCATAGGCCTCTGCGTTTTCAATCCCTATTTTTACTCCTGCGGCCTTATAGATGTTGTCCGCCGCAAGCCCTGCAACGTGGTAGTCGTTGTCGTTGAGGACCCGCAGTCCAACGGTGGCCCCAGGGCACCCAGGCCACTCGATGAGCTTGCGGTTTTCAGTTCCTGCGCGGAGCTTTTCAAAGAGTCCCATTATTCAACCGTCCTGCTGGCAGCACCAAAGGTGATGGTTTGAACTTCTTCGTTCTCCCCGTCAATACCCCCGCTGGCAATCATCATGGTGCGCACACCACTGTAAAGCACGCGCCCACCTCCGTCACGCTCAACCACCACGGTGGCATCTTTGAGCGTGTCGTAGTCGATAGATGAGCCGGCAACGTTGATCGCGCGGTCCATGGTGAATGTGTGCCGTGCGGTTTTTTGCGTGAACCCGGTTTTGTGCATGAGGTTTACCTGAGCGGCCAGCTCCCGATCCCCCTCATTGTAGTTTTTCAAATCTGACTCTGGCATACCGTTGATTGATACAGTACAACGGGAGACGTATACATCTGACATTGCCACACCTCATTTTTTAATAGTAACCGGGTGGACTGCTCCACCCGTGTAGATTACAACAGGTCAATGCGCATAGCAACCACATGCGCGCCCTTTACGATTGCGCCAGGGATTCGGGCATTCACTCGGGTTGCGTCTTGCAGGTCGTCCTCGATTACCAAATAAGCCTTCCAGTAATCCATGTTCTCGACAATCTCGATGCTCTCCAACTGCAGCAGAACATCGAGCAGCTCTGAGCGAATGTCCTTTTTAAAGCGCAGCGTTTTCTTTGGAGCTGGGAACTTTGACGACACCCGGCTGACGCATGAAAACCGCACATAATCAAGCGACCGCGGTACTGAGATATCAAGCCGCGCGGGGTCTGCAATCCCCTGTGCGTTTTCGGTGTAGGTGGTAATTGCCCTAACGATTGCGACCCGCTCACCAGCGATAACGTGCATTGGAGTGAGGCCATTATCAAGCAGACTCTCAATTTCGGTTCTGGTCAGACGATTGCTAATGTCGGGGGCAGCAATACCGGTGAGCACCCGATTGTTTAGCGGCTGCGCGGGGTCGCTTTCCGAAGCGATAACTGCGGCGTATGCAGCGGCTACTTCAAAGAGACAGCTCTTTGTGCTTGGCAGGTATCCGCAAG